GTCGGGTCTTTTCCGAGTTTCTTTCATTAAAGAAAGCGTATGGATATTAAAAGATTGCAATATTTATACGATTTGCATGCTTTAATAATTCTGCTTCTCTGACTCGCTTATTACCGCGAATCATAGGAGGATTATGAATGTCATACTCTTTCTGCATAAGCTTTACTAAAGTAGTACATTTCTCACCTACCTTCTTCACTGCTGATCTTTTAGATCAATCTAGTGAAACGAAGTTAAGAGAGGAATCCATACGAATTAATTCAGAAATAGATTCTCAATCGCTAAAACCGCGATTAAGTTTATCAAATTTCTGCTCTAGTTCATCATAGGACCTACTTATAGAAGTAAGATAATGATAGAAACCAGGGGAGAAGGCCAAAAGCAATGATTCTAAAATCATCGTGGAAGTTAACCTAGAGACAAAATGATTTGATAACTTAAAGTTATACAAATTATCAATCTCTAGCATTAACTGCTTCTTCTGAGCTTGGAGATCTCAACGGATCTGCTTTGTAAAAGCAAGACCTATTGAAGATATTAAACCATTTAATATATTTATATTATCAGGGTTTATATGACGACCAAAATATATAGGTATCATTCTATCCGTTAACGGATGATCAGTACCATTTAGTCGTTGTGCGAAAGCACCACCAGCTCCAGAACAAATCCACAAAGTTAATGTTAGGATATTTCCCCTTTTAGGGAAACGTTCTAAGATTGGGTTTAGAACATCATCAATATTCTTGAATCAATTAAGTTTAATAGACTCAGATATTAATGATCCTATATAAAATTTATCTCTAATAAACCTCAGGATTAATCCTGGGCCTATTGGAGTAATATTTATATTAGGTCCTTTCAATCTTTTGGCAAATTCAGAAAATTTGTCAGAAATGACAGATTTATCTAAATTAATATCAACACCTAATAATTTCATTATTACCAGGTATTGATCTGATACTTTATCATTACGAATGACAAAGTCATCACCAAGAACGCAATAATCACCAAAGTTACTAATTCCGGCTTCTGTTGAAGCAAGACGTGTAATAATATGATGAGTAATAGCTAACATGGCTCAACTAGAATAGGCTCCCATAGGTTGACCAACAGAATATTTGTAATTTTGACCTTTATAATCTCAAGATATACATCTTAAGATATTAGACCATAAATTACCAACATTACCTTTGTAGATAATGTTAAGAATATCCTTTTGGATCTCCATAGGAAGTCTATCAGTCGCAGCCGATAAATCAAAACTGTATATAGTTGACTGGATATCCTTAGATAATAATATATCTAGAGGTTTATCTTGATCAAAAGTACCATCCTGAGGAATGGTTTTCAAAATAGAAAACAGATCATCATGGAGGGGTTTAAACGCGGCTTGTATCCACCAGTTAGTAATAGCAATTACTCTGGCTTTACCAGCAACGTTATAAACTACAGACAATTTACCAATTTTTAAAGGATTTGATCTTAGGGCTGGAGAAAACACTAATAATATGATATATGGTATAAAACCAAGACATATTAAGAAGTAAAATCAGATAAGCAAAACTTTTGAGTATCTTCAAAATCAAATAGATAAGAAGAATAAAAGCTTTGGATTATGAATAAATGCTAAGGCATCTATTCCAGAAGACCAGGCGGCTTTAAAACCGTTTGGTCCTGCTGATTCTCCACCAATGACCTTGCATTGGAATTTTGGTTCTCTATTAATTCGATTCTCAGAGAGTAAATCTAAACATGCTAATTTTAATTTGTTAATATCGAAAGATTTAACAGAACCTGTAAAGTCGGATACTATTGTATCTAACTTAGGTTTAACATGCGTAGGAAACACCCTGAAAATAGAAATTATAGAAAGTATGGCACCCAAACATTTTGAATCTTTAACTAAATCACATCTTTTAAGAAAGTGACGAAGTTGAAGAGGCAAGATCTTTGGTAAACCGTAAGAATCAATACTGATATATGGCATCCCTTTTGGGGCATATACCAATAAAGGTCTTCCAGATAAGAATCTAACTACTAAATGAAGAACTGTTTTCATATACTTAAAAGTAAATTGAAATCCAGATTTCTTGATTAAAGTAGTTAATCTCTTCTGTAAAATACTAAGCTCATCTTTTAATATTGACATACGCGAAACTCAGATGACTTCATCAAAGAAAGGCTTAATCTCTCTTAAAGAGATTCAAGCTTTTGATGAAATCTTAGACCGTTTACTTGTTTTAAAATAATTAAACATAGTAAAAGTCTCATATTGTTTTACTCTTAGCCAATAGACCTATCTTATAGGTATAGCCATTAGGCAATTAACGTAACTAGGGCAATTCAGATTCTGAATTGTTTTATCCGTAGTTCAGAGGTTAATCTAGACTGGATCAATCCATAAAGGATTAGAAGGTGACCGTGGGACCATTAATGGCAAGTCTCAACTTTAACTTAATTTTCATTAAGAAAGATGATATCAGG